AGACGCAGGTGTTTTAGGGGCTTCAACCATACCCGAAACGCGCATACGCTCTTTAACAGCGTTCCATGCAGCTTGACGAGTTTCAACTGGTAGGGTTGAATTAGCAATCTCACCAATCGCTTGCACAATAAATTCACGGTCTGTGTTAGAAATACCAGCGCCAAGCTTGCCACCAAGTATGTCTTGAGTAAGTTTGGATTCAAAAGTTTTAAGCTGAGAAATTGCTTGAGCGCCTTTTGTACTAATACCAAATACACGCCCTGCCAAGTCTGTACCTGCGCCAGCAAAGCTGCCTGTAGACTCTTGAATAAGCTTTGAAATGTTGTCTTTACCAGTTACAGGGTCATAGCCAGCAGTAGCCAAAGCCTTGCGGTTAGCCTTAACATCAGCTTGACCTTGAGCTTCTTGCGTAACGTCAGTTTCAGCACGTTTTTTAGCACCTGCAATCTTAGCCTGTAATTCTGGGTCATATTGCAAGTCTTGACCACGACGCGTTGTTTGCGCAGTGATGTCTTGACCACGGCGTGTCGTAATATCGCTAAGACGTTTTTCAGCGTTGACACCCATCTGCATAAAGTATTGTTTACGCTGGTCAAGGTTCATTGCGCCCACTTGTGTCCATTGTGCTTTGGCTTGATCAGGTGTGATGTTGCCTCTTAGCACACCATCTTCAAGATGAGCCAACACGTTATTGTCTGAAGGGTTAAACGCCAAATCAGCTACACGTTCGCGGTGTAATTTTATTGCTTGTTCGTCTATTTCACCTGTTAACTTTTTAGTTTTAAGTCTGCCCTCTTGCAACTCTAACGCTAGTTTAGGGTTGATACGGCCTACTTGAGAAATGTAATCTTTAGACGTAGGATCTAATTGTCTAAGTGCGTTTCTATCTTGAATCGTTTGTTCCATTTCACGCATTTTTAGCGCGTTAACAGCGCCTTCCATAGCACGTCCTTGAACGGCTAAAGGATTCTCAATCTGTACGGGTCTTACGCCTAAAGCGATGTTTGGGTCGATTTGCGCCATGTTTAATCCTTATCCATACACATTTAATAGCTCAGGCCCACTAGGCGCTGCCGCTGTAACTGGGAACAATCTGTTCATCATTTGTTGATTTTGGTAGAAATTCACGCCTTGACCTAAACCTTGCGAAATGGCGTTAGCAGAGCCGACTTGACCTGCAGCCATAGCGTTACCTGCACCAATAATGTTAGCGCCCATTTGGTTGCCAAACTGACCGGCTGCATTAGATAGCGTGTTTGCAGATGTTTGACCAACGCCTGCTAGTGATTGCAATGGCTGTAGTCTGTTAGTACGTTCAGCATAATAACGATTGAACGCATTTTGATATTCTTGTGATGCTAAGTCTTGTCCGTAGCGCTGCGCGCCTTTTAGTGTAGCGCCTGACAATAGCCCACCACGTGCGGCTGCAGTGCGGTCAAGTGCCTTCATGCCTTCAGATAAACGGAACGCATAACCTGGATCCGCCGTAAATTGTGTTTCAGAGAAGGATTTATCGAACTCACCGCCTGGTTTAGTACCTAGTGATAGACGATTAAGGGCTAGTTCGCCAGCCTCTCGGTACGGCGTTTGAAGTTCTACCTGACGCTCAAAAATATCTCTTTGCGCGTCTGTGGCTGCTTGCGATGCCCCAGCTTGTGTTTTAGCTGCCGATTTAGATGCTTGCGAGCTTATAATTGCGCCGCCAACAACGGCTGCTGCTACGAATCCGGCCATTATGCTTCTCCTTCTATCATAAGCTGCGTTTCAGGTGCAGCTAACGTTTTCACTCTATTAGACCCCAAACCACATTCAGGCACAACATATAAACGATCTTCTAGTGTAGGAATATCCGTACAATCATCTAAATTTTCGTAAATATCTACCCAAACGACTTCATCTTCAAACACTCGCCCTACGCGCTGTTCACCTGCGCTTGCGTCAAACTCTAGCGGTGCAGTCAAAATCTTTACTTCTGTACCAATGTTTACAGCGATTGTACCCTTTTCAAGCCTAACTTTGTAGGCTGTTTTGTGCGGTGCGCCTGTTAAAACACACCACGGCGGTACGATAATTTTACGCTCGTAAACGCCTGGCGTAAACGTGTGCTCTGTCACAATGTCCGCTTGCTCCATCTTAAGCAGTTCGTCTTGCAACGCAACAATCTTTTCTTTCGTGACTTCAACCGTTGCCAAGCCCATGTTGGCGAATGGTGTGATGTCGTAAGTCACGTTAGTTTGTTCCATTAGCTTGAAATCTGTCTGCCAGACGCCCGGATGTTAATGGCCGAGGCGGTTCCAGCGATGGTTGATATAAAGTCGCCGCTATTTAGCACCTGTCCCACGATCTCAGGGAAGGTGTACGTTTCCGACGGCTGCAAGGTCTTGGTCTTGGTAATCAAGTTGTCATTACCCGCTGCGGTCGCCAACGATACCAAGTTGACGCTAATCGTAGCTGCCGAGCCACTATAGTTAGTAGCCGTAAACTTATCAATAATGGTCTTAACGCCATTAGACGTGTATTGCGTCTGCTGGGTGTTTTCCGCTGTTTTAGCGGGGATCAGTACGTTAACAATAACGGTCATAGTTTATCCTTTATAGTTTGATCCAAGAATAATCAAACGTCACCGGCCCACCAGCCGAATTAGTCACTTGAACGTCAAACCCGCTTCCTGACAATGTGGCGCCGCCAGTAGCAACGATGCTAGTTACCGCTAGATTAGATGTTCCAACGCGAACATACGCCATGGCACGAATACCGCCAGTTGTATTGGCCGCCTGGCCGCAGAAAAACAGGTAATTGCCTTGCAATTGAGAAGGGAACGTGTACAAAGTTGCAGTTGCGCCGTTGGCAATTGAACCTGAACCGCCTTGAAATTGATCTAAAAACCGATTGTTTGCAGTGCTTCCACCAGCATCATTAAAGTTGCCGGTTGCCATTGATTGAAATGTGCAACCAGTAATGTATGCGTTAGTTGTTGAACCCGATTTGATACTTACGCCATAACGTGTTTTAGAATCGCCAAAAATGTTAACGCCTGATACTAATGGGCTAGTTGCATCTTCAATCCGTATTGCATCATAAGTATTTGATGCGCTATTGCTGGCGCCGCGAATGTTGGTTCCAACGACCGAACAACGTGTTCCAAGAATTTTTACGCCATGGCCACCAATATTAAAAATTTCGCCACCAATGATTCGGGCGTCTGCCATTGGTGTATCAAATGTATAGCCATCGCCTGTACCGCTGACCCAACAATTATTAAATTCAAACAACAGGCCATCATCAATTCGGACACCGCCTGACGTGTTTTGATCGCAAATAACTTGCGTAAAAAATCCAGCGTTAGGTGCTTGTGAGCCTGACCCAGTTTCCATAAAAATGCCATAACCAGACGACAAATAAATATCCACTTTTGTGAAATAAATGCCTGACGCTTGGCCTTCAACGTAAACACCATGCGCTGTTCCAGCTTGGCCGCTGCCACCAATGTAGCTACGCATTACGGTTGTATCTACACACGCGCTCGTCGGGCCTGAAATGTACATTCCATGGCTTCGCGTGTTGATAATGAACAGTTCGCTGTAGTAGGTTAGGCTGCCTTCCTCAACATGAACACCATAGTTAAAACCTGTAATTTCTAGCGACGAAAACGTGCTGTATGCGCTACCAGTTACGTATAAACCCGCCATAGTGTTACTGCCTGTAGCGGTTAATTTTAGATTTTTAACTTGTACGCGTTGTTTATTGTTGACTTCAATGCCATTTTCGCCAACGGTGGTTTGTTGAATAATGGTGTTGCCAAACGATTGGCCAAAAATAATTTGGCCAGCAGAATCAACGGTTAACGCTGCATTAATTAAATAGGTTCCTTCAGGCAAAAATACGTTTTTACCAGTGTCAATAGCGGCTTGAATGGCTGTCGTGTCGTTAGCAATACCATCGCCAACAGCCCCATAATCTAGGACGTTGACAACTTCGCCTTCGATCATTGCATAGGTTACTTTTGTAAGTGACATAATTAACCCTTCGGATATTTAGCCTTAACAGCCAAACAATCATCAACGTATTTTTGAATTTGTGTTTGGTCGCCTTTAACGATGCCGTCCAAATAATCTTCCATAGGGGGGTATTCTTCGCGGCGCAAATCTTTATATGAAGGTTTGATTTCAGGAAAATCATTTTCAACGGTGCGACGCACCATTTCGTCAATTTCGTCATCGTCGTTTACGCCGACAATAAATTCCATGACTTCGGGTTTTTCCACAAACACCCTGTATGTGGATTTGTTGATTTTTTGCGTTTTATAAACAATTGACATTTTTAATCCTTATGACGAAAGTTTGGTATAAGACCAGCGCACGGTCAAGGCGCCCCCAGCGGTGTTTGTTAGGTCAACACCAAACCCTGATCCTGAAACTAATGTGGCGCCGCCAACTGCTGCCAACGAAGTTAAACCATTAGTGCTTGATCCTTGGGCCACAATTGCCGCAGCGCGAATACCGCCGTTACTAGCGCCGTCCTGACGAGCAGTCACTAAATAAACACCAACAGCGGGCAGCGTAATGATGTTTGCCGTTGCGCCGTTTGCGATAGAACCGCTTGTTCCTTCATCAGTATTAACTTTTCCTGTTTTTGTATATCCAGTTACAGAAAGGTTTGTAGCGCCTGGATCAGTGGTGTTGCCAATAGACACACCGCGCGACACATGAACTCGTATCGCCTCATTACCGCCGGTCGCAATTAAAAGCGGTAAATAAGTACCTGTACCTGAAATGTCAGACTCAATACTTGCGGCTGTTGCATTTACACCTAACCTAGCGCGCGCGGCGTTAGTTGGGTCTGAGTTGTTACACGCCAATAAAACAGAAAGAGCACTTGTTCCATTTGGCAGCATTTGAAACACAGTATTTCCGTTTGCGGTGCTAGTTTGAAGGGATACACGATTAGCTACGGTTGCATTGCTGAAGTCGCCAGTAATGCGATTACCCGTGCCGGTAAAAGCTAAATTATTACTGGTTGATATACCAGTAGTAGTGAATGTTGTGCCGTTGTACTGTAGCCCTGCAGATTGTGCAGGGGTTGCAGTGCCTTGACCATACGGAATGTAGTTAGTTGTGTAGGTAAAAGCATTTGCTTTATTGTTAAACGTGTTCCAATCCGTGTTTGTTAAGTAGCCACTAACGCTTGTACTGGCTGCAGGCATACTAATGGTTGGCGTGGTGCCACCTGACGACGCTACGGGCGCTGTAGCCCCTACGCTTGTTACGTACGTGCCAGCAGGTTGTTTGTTATTAAACGTATTCCAGTCCGTGCTAGACAGCCATCCATTAGAGCTTGCGCCTGACTGACGAATAGGCACGGTGTTAACAACACCTGTGCTGTCTTTAAAAAACAAGTTTTTGTCAGCAATGTTAATGGCTAATTCAGAACCTTTAGTATCGTTCGTCAAATTACCCGCGCTCGGCGCGTTGGTTGGCGTCGAGCTAGAGTAAAGCTGAATAGGTGTAAATCCTGTCTGTGCCATTTTTAAATTCCGTTAAAAGACGCGGCTTGCATTTGCAATTAACGTCATTGATGACGCATTGCTGTTATAAAAGGTTACGCTGCTTGCGCTAATGCTTGAAACCCAAACCCCATCAGTCACACTGCCACTTGGCGACTGAATTGAAAAAATAACGTATGGTGCAGAAGGGAAAGGATAATCAAACGTCCAAGTTGCATTACTGCCGCCGGCTATTGGTATGCTTTTATATTGATTGACCGTATTAACGGACGCTGGCGTACCGCCATTGCTTTGAATATCAATAATGTCCGTAACGTTAGGTGTGCCAGCAATTGTCGCACCGCTAGTTTGATAACATTTTGCGGTTATGCGATTGTTTCCATCACTAAATTGAAGGTTAACAACACCATTTTTTTGTTGCGTTGCAATTACATCAATAATGTTGTCAGCAATAAAATCACCGCTAGAATCGCCGAAATCAACGCCAACACAATCTGGGCGTCCTGCGCCTGGTTGACCCAACCTACCGCGAATTTGATTTAAAGTCGCGGTGTCACCTAAATACACGTTTACCCCATTCCACGGGGCATAAATGTGGCATGAATCATCAAACGTATTGTTTTGGCAAAGAATGATAACGTTAGCCGCCCAAGCGCCTTCAAAATGACAAGCCGAAAATTCATTGCCCCCACCATTAGGTGCAATGTAAACCGCTGCATAATGGCGATTGGATGCAGCCCTGTTCCACACATGGCAACCTAAATACCGGCCATTCATTCTTGGGCCAATGTAAAGCCCTGAATATATTTTATCGGTGTTTGCGGATGCATCAATAATGATTAAATTGGTAAAAACAGAGTCGTGCGGACCGTTGCATAGCCAGCCATCTTTACCGCAATTATCAATCCTGATATTTTCAAAATAACTTTCCATGCCAAAAAGCGACGCACCATCAAACCATTCGGTGCGGACACCGTAATCTCTTGCGTTTTTAATAAACACATTGGTAAAGTACATTTCTTCGCCATAAATGGCAATAACTGATCCAGCAGTCAAATTGTTGTCGCGGTTACCATCTAATGTAATGTCAAACAATCCAAAGCCCTGAGTGCCGCCATCGGAATTTGTACCCCACAATGCGTTTGAATTAAAACCGTAAATCAAATCATCATTAGTCCCGTTTTTTAACTTAAGAATGGTAATTTCACGGCCTTCACCAACAATCCATATTTTGCTGTAAACGGTTAATGTTTGAACAATATATGTTCCTCTAGGAACGTTTAATTGCCCGCCACCAGATACGTTTAAATAATTTAACGCATTTTGAAAAGCGGTTGTGTCATCCACTATGCCATCACCTACTGCACCAAAATCTTTAACGCTAATAGTTTCAGACAATTTAGCTTCTACATTGGTTACTACTGAATTTACAAACGGGGGGTCATACGCTGTTGTAGCTGCATTTGCAGTTAAAGTGTTAATTGGTGTTGCTGTCGTAAATTTAACTTTAGCGCCTACATGAAGGCCTGATACAAACGTGACTGTGTCGCTGTCAGTTTCAAGATACGCGTACTGCGCGCCTGGGCCATATTGGTTAACACCATCAACAAACACTAGCAAATTATTAGTGCCTGGCTGGTACTCCATAGTTGTTAAATTAAATACAGTTTGTCCTGCGGTAGCGGTTTGAATTTCTTGTTCGCTAACAAAATTAACAAAATTAGAGTTAATACCTGTAATGTTGTCGTAAGTTGCAATCAATACGTCGTTGCTGTCAGTTAGTACAAATTTATATACAAGGTTATCTGTTAACCAAATTTCACCTGATCCTGGCACTCTGCCAGACGCATTTAAAATGATTGGGTTAGGCTGAGGAATGCTTCCAGCGCTAGTTGTAAAAGTAACTGCTGGAGTAGTTGTGCCTGCCAAATAAGTCAGCAACTTACCGCCGGTCAACACGTTGCCGCTATTGTCAAAAAACTGGGCGGCTACGCCACCAACGGGAGAAAGATTAACGGCCATAAATAGCTCCTAAATTTAGCCTAATTCTATGATGTTTTGAATTAAATGTCATTAAAAATTACCCCCACCGATACCGCCAGTTGCATTTAATGTTGTGAACTTGCCTGAACTTGTCGTCGTATCACCTATTGGAGTGCCATCAATGTTACCGCCTGTGATGGATACGTTGTCGGAGTTCTGTGGGGAGATTGTACCTAATTCGTATGTTGGTGCTAAGTCTGAAAGCGTTTTACGAGTGATAATTGCAGTAACTTCATCTATTGTTAACGTTGGTGGCCCTTGCTGCACATCCTCTAAAGATGTTGGGTTAGTACCTGCACCTGTCAAATCAAACAGATTTAAAAAGAAACGATACCATTCACGCGAGATTAACCCTGTATTAGCGTCAATCAGCGGTACCCGTGGGGCGGGTATTTTGGTAATGTTTAATGGACTAGCCATTACGCATTGGTTCCATCAACAATCAGTTCAGCACCCACAATCGCAATCTTAACTGGATCCGTGCCTGATACCTCATACACGCGGTCACGTAGCTTCAAGGTCATACCAAGACGACGCCAAAACGCACGGTAGCCAAACGCACCAATACGCCCCATCTTAGTCCAATGCTCGCTTGACCATGTATGACCACCATCGTCTGACCAACGCAACATCGCCTCTGGGTCACTGCCTTGGCCTAAGTTCAAGCCAACACCTGTTTCGCAGTTGAGTTGTAGGCTGTGTTGAGCCGTACGCTTGAGGTTGTTTGTGCCTGATGGCAACGCTCTCCATGACCTGAGCCACTTCTGAATTGCGCCGTTGTCGCTACTAACATTTAAGTCAAAAGCGTAAATGTTGCCGTTTTCGTAGTCGCCTACGATGATTTCGTTATTAAAACTCATTTGGCAGTTGCTACGATGGCGTACAAAGTCGCCGTTAGACCAACCTGCTCGCTCATGCCACGACTGCGTAGTGATGTCATAAACCCACGTTTTACCTGCGCTTGGGAAGTTAATCACATAGAAGGTATGACCGTCTTGCTGGTAAGTGTACGCTACCGCATCGCTGATGTTGCCATAGCTTTGTATTTGCCACTCAATAGAGTGGTTAGATGCACGGATACCTGTGTAACCATTAGATCGGTAAATAACACCCCTACCACGCGTGTCAGAACCTAACCAGAACACGCTATTGTCGGCTTTGGCTACTGAGTATGGTGCAGCGCAACCAATTTCGTTAGACGCGCCTTGGATACGTGCTAAGGGAAAGTCAGGCGTACCTGCGTCATACCACACCTCGATTGAATTAGTACCAAGCAGCCAAACCTCACGGTTGCTGACCACCAAAGACGTCAATAGGTCAGGTGAGCCTTCTGCACTAGCAAAATCCAAAGGATCAACGGATAGGCCGTCTAATAAGCTAGTAACCCATATTTTTTGGCTGTTTGGCTCGTTAAATACAAAGTAACCATCTAAATAAGCCACAGTCACCGCGCCTGGAAAATCTACGTCGGTAATCTGAGCAAACACATTGGTTGTGTTGTTGTAAATGTAGCCTTGCGGGTTAGCTGCAATAAACACCTGCGTACCGTTATCAGCAATGCTGACTGGCCCAGTACCGGCTACGTTGCCTAAAAACGTTGCGTTGTAGTTTGCGTCGATTTTATATAGCTGATTACCTGAAACCACAAAGGCTGTTGTAGAGTCAGGCTGAAAGTCCCACAAACCACGAATCGGGCCATTACCAATGGTTGCTAACAAACGCAAGCCAGGCGCACGTTGCAACCACCCTGCGGTCTGACCTTCGTTAGGGATGACTTCAGGGTACAAGTTAATCATGCGGTTATCCGCCGCGTTAACACTGCGAGCGACGTACGCCTGTCCTAAGATAGGCGTCTGCATTAGAAGTTACCGCTAAAGATGTTGAAGCGCTGACGAGTTGCTACCAAGCTGTATGGCAACGCCATGATGTCGTCAGGGTTGTTGATGCGCTTCAAGTTACGCTTAGATGTCATCGCAATACGTGACACCTGCGGGTTAGGGTTAATACCGAACTCGGCTGCAATTTCAAGCGCCAAGTTGTATTTGAACGCTCTCAAGTAACCAGGTGGCATGGTGATGTCAGTTGACAAGCTAGGTACGTTAACGATTGGCTCAATAGACACAAAATGGAACTCAAGTGGCTTGGTTGGCACTGGGTAAACGTAAATCTCAATGTCAGGGTAGGTCATATTGACCCACATCACCTGCGGATATGTAGATGTTACTGTTTTAACAGCAATACCGTTGTATTGTTGCTGGTTGATGAGTTTGATACCAAACGAGATGCCGTTAGCCGGGTCACGGAAGTAAGTTGCATCATCAATCAAAATAGGGCGTTGTCCAACAAGCGAGCCTGTAGGGCCAAGCGTGTTAGAACGTAAGTTAGGTAGCCAAGTCTTTACTTGGTCTTGCGTTGAAAACACTGACAAACGTTCGGTATTCCATGAGTCAATCATCTGATTGAGCGCAGCCAAAGCATCTTGTGATGTTGCTGCGGAAGGCGTTTCACCTTCGGCTAATACACCTAGTAAGCGCAACGCGCCGTTAATTTGGTCATTCGCCGTGGTCATGGCCTACTCCTTATACTGATTTACGTCGTGTCTTTGGTTTGAGTGTGTTGACAACTTCTTCGACGACAGGCTCTAGCTGTTCTTCGACCACTTCAACTGTTTCAGTTGGCGTGTCGATAGTATATCGTGCCCAGCCGTTTTGTTCATCATTTTCTGCTTCTAATTCCATAGTGGCAATTTTTTCGCCGTGCAATGGGTGTTGTAAATAGATAAGAGGCATATTTTCTTTAGTTAGATAGGGGCCGAAGCCCCTATGTTTTAAGCGGTGAGGCCTAGATTTTTTAGTGCTGTACGCAACGCATTGATAGCCGTTGCAAGTTCAGTACCACTAGCTGTATTAGTAACCGCAGTGATAGCTGGCTGTTGTGAAACAGGTGTTGTGCCGAAAAAGCCGGCAGTACCACCAGTTTTACCAACAATCGCGCCATCTAGCTGCTGATCTTCATACGCTACACCAATAGGTTTAGTATTTGGCATGATGTGTCCTTTATAAAGACCCCGCCGAAGCGGGGCATATTACATTAAGCAATACGATACAAAGTCCATGTGCCGTCGCCTGTTTTACGGGCGCGGAACATCTGGGCTGTACCAGCAGTGGCAACTACAGTCATCAAACCAACCAAAGTCCAACCAGTGTTTGTAGTCAAAGTAATAACGCCAGATGTATTACCATCTACGTTGATTACTGAGAAGTCAAAAGAACTGTTAACTTTGGCGCTTGAAACCAAGTTGTCTAGGTTTGCACAAGTTGGCAACTGATAAGAAGCCGCGCTTGCACCTGGACTGCCAAGAATAATGCCGTTAGTAATTTCTGCTGCTGTTAATAAGGTGCTTGCTGTTTCAGCGGCTGGAGCAGCTTGAACGAATAGTTCTACTTCGCTTAAATTGCCCGCACCAACTTGATAGCCACCTGCGCCGTTTGGAAATGCCATGATAATTCTCCTAAATAAGTTAAACAGCCCCCGCTTGCGCGGGAGCATTCAGATTAGCCCCAAATACGGCAAGCCATCTGTGGACGGATTGTGCTATAGCCATACAACACGTCAATACGGCAAGGCAAACGGTCGTTGTTAATGTCGTATTGGCGAACAATACGCATTGAAATACCATTGTGAACTTGACGTGAAGCCATGTCTACGCCTTGTGGCATCAACAAGTCAGCGGTCGCAAAAGTGATCGCATCTTTGTGGTATACCAAGTTCTGAGCGTACTGACCGTTAGCAGAACCCAACATAGTAATTGTTTTACCAGCGGCAGGCAATACGTTAACTGTGGCCAAAGCTTGACCAGCAGAGTACAACGCAGGGCTGATAGACAATGTAGCTGTTGAAGAACCAGTCGCAACAGCAGTTACAGTGAACTGTTGTAGTGAGCCAGTTGATTCACGTGTTTGTGGGTTAACAGCATAAACGTCTTGAATTGTAAATACGTCACCA